AGGCGTCATCACTGCCGTCTCTGACGCGCTGGAATGGCGGCCGCAAGACATGAAGGACTGCTACGGCGATGCGCCGGAACATGTACGCCGGGTCCTTGTTGTGCGTAAGGGACCGAAGCCTGATCCGCATCCCGGGCTACCCGGTGAGGTTATGGCAATACGATGAACTGCAAGCGATGCGAACAACCAGTCAAATACATCACCTCCCATGACGGGATGAACCTCTTTATCTGCGATGTTGATCCTATTGTCATTGTGAATGAGACTGGCCGCCCGGTAGAGGGGTATCCGCTGCACGTATGCAGAGAGGAAGGGGCCGATGCCGGAATCGAAATCGACTAAGGGTCCCGCAAAGGGAGCCAAACCCGCCGGGAAGGCCGGGAAGGCCGCCAAGGCCCCGGCAAAGGGTAAAACAGCCGCAGGCACTGGGAAGGCGAAGAAAGACGCGCCGAAGCGCAAGGAACGCCCTGCAGGGCTCAAGAATCAGCTCGCCTCGGGCGCCGCCGTAGATATCGACACGATAGACTGGACGGAAGGGTGCAAACTCTCGGATAAGGAAAAGCGCTGGGTGTTCTGGTACACCTTTCCGGGGGATGAGGGCTACAAGAACGGCCATAACGCTGCGCTACTCGCCGGGTACGCAAAGACCGCGGCCTCGTGCATAGGGAGCCGCCACAAGGCGAGGCCAGAAATCCAGAAAGAGGTTAACCGGATACTCAAGACGCTCCGGGAGACCAAACTCGCCGACGAATACGACAAGATCATCGACCGGAAGATCAGCCGGGCCAATTTCAACATAAAGGACTTCTACAAGAAGGCGACAAGGATAGATCCGGACACCAAGAAGTCCTATGAGGTGGAAGTTCTCAAGGATATTGACGAACTCGCTCCGGAACTGCAAGAGCTTATTGACGGCGTGGACTATAAGTCTCAACGGGGAATCAGGGTCTACAACCTCCCTAACCGGGACAAATCCATGGACGACATCATTCGCCTCTATCGTGAATCAATCGGAAAGACTGACACGGATGAATACGACGTTGAAGCGGTGGCCGACATCGTAAAAGACCGTTTATCCCTGAAGATGACAGTACGTCGGAAAAATGACGAATTGGCCGCGCAGGCTGGTATTTTGGACGCTCCGGCCGGATTACCGGAAGAGGAGTAAATCAATGATAGTCAAAAATAGGGGTATTTTGTGGCTACAGTAGGAAAAGTCTGGACTCCCACCGAAAGACTCAACTATCTCGACGCCATGGTGAAGGTCGATGAGCGTGATCTCGCCCTCGACTTCTGGCAGGAATCCTACATAAAGCTCAACAACCGGTTCGTTCTGGTGCTCAAGAGCCGACGCACCGGTTTTTCATTCGCGGCCGCGCTCAAGGGGACTGCCAAAGCACAGGACCCGGCAAGGATTAAGTACACCAAGCAGTATATTTCCTACAATGAGGACGACGCCAAAGAGAAGATCAACTACGCGCGCGAGTTCTATTACTCCATACCAAAGAAGTGGCGCAAGCCGATCGTATCAGACACGAAAACACAGCTCGAATTCCTGGACAAGAACAAGAAAACCACAAGCCGCCTCATTTCCATTGCGTGCCGTCCGCCGCGTGGTAAGGGCGGTGACATCTGCTTCGACGAAATGGGCATTTACCCGTCAAACAAGGCGAGAATCATCTATACGGCCGGACTCCCGGTAATCGCGCGCGGTGGCTGCCTGGAAGCCGGGAGCACGCCTCTCGGGAAGATCGGGACCTTCTATGACATCTGCGTGGATAGGCAGAAATACGGGGAATACGCCCGGCTTAACGTGCCGTGGTGGGTTTCTTCAGCATTGTGCAGCAACGTAGAAGAGGCGGTAAAGCTTGCCGCGCACATGGAAACAGAGGATCGGGTGGAGCTGTTCGGACTTCCGGCGCTCAAGGCCATCTACTATTCCATGTTTCTTGAGGACTTCCAGCAGGAATTCGAATGCACGTTCGTGGACTCCGCGAGTTCGTACATAACCCTTGACCTCATTCACGCGAACACGCCGGGAATGCGCGAGGGCGATCGTTCTGCAGAGCTCCCGGATGACTCCGAAGAGCCGGACATCGAGATTCACGCCTTTCGCTCCGCCGATGACCTGATTCTGGGGTATGACCCCGCGATCCATGGGCGCATATATGCGGGATACGACGTAGCGCGCCGCCGGGACGCCGCCGTGGTCTTTGTTATCGGTATCACGAATGACGGGAAGTGCCGGTCAGTGGCCGAAATTGAGATGACCAATACCAAATTCGAGGTGCAAATGGATTGCCTCCGAAAGATCCTGAAGAATCTCCCTGTCGTGCGCGTCTGTATGGATCAGACTGGACAGGGCGAGCCGCTTTGTGAGAAGCTTCAGGACGAGTTTGGTAGTTCAAAAATTGAAGGCATTCTTTTCACACCGGAATCAAAGGAAGTTTTGGCAATAGGCGTTCGCGCTGGCCTCGAAAAGGGCGAGTTCCTGCTACAAAATGACTCGAAATTCCACAAGCAGATTCATTCAATCAAGAGGATAGCGACGCTCGCCGGGCGGTTCCGATATGACGCTCAACGAGACGATTCCGGGCACGCTGATAGCTTCTGGGCATGGGCCTTGGCTTATCACGCGGTATCCGTTATCGCAGAGGCGCATAATAAGCCGGACTTCTACAAGCAATATGCGGCCAAGAAGCGCGGCGAGGCTATCCAGGTAACGACGCAACAAGAGAAAAAGGTATCGCGGCCCCGGTCGGCCGCTGCGGTATTGGCAAGGATGGGGAGGACGCGGAAATGAAGAACCAGATCAATATATCGCCAAGTCAGCTTTTGGCGCATTTACAAAAGGCTCACGTAGTAAAACCTGAAGAGAAATCAATGCCGGCAGCGGGCACTAATTCGCCGCGCGCGGTACTGCCCACAAGGGCCATGACCGTCAATCCAATGAATCGGTTAATGTATCGCGGAAGCCGGAACATCATCGAGCCGAACCGATCCATCGACTACAGCGTGCTTCGCCGTATATCAGAGAAGGCGTGGCTCATAAACGCGATAATCGGGCACCTCTCAAGGCAGGTACAGCCCTTTTTGAAGCCGTCCACGGATAACAACATCCGGGGATTCCAGATACGCCTCAAGGACAAGGAAGCGACGCCGAGCGCCGAGGACAAGGATCTCATCAAGAGGTACACGGCGTTCTTCGTGAATACCGGATTCGGAGATGACCCGGACCGCGAGGACAAGCTTGTCCAGCACGCAACAAAGGCCATTCGCGACGTGTATACCCTCGACCAGGTAACAAGCGAGCTTCAGCACACGATGACACGCAAGGTGTACGCATTTTGGGCTATTGACCCTGCCACGATCCTGAAATGCTCTGAAGAGGGCTATGATGGCAACGACCGTATCAAGTACATCCAGCAAGTCCAGTTACAGACCACTGCCATGTTCACCCGCGACGATCTCATATTCGACTACATGAACCCGCGTACTGACGTTGACCATTCCGGATATGGTTATTCCTACGTCGAGCAGGCCATAGAGCTCATCCTTGCGATGATAAACAGCTTCGTCTACAACTCGGGATTCTTCACAGAGGATCGCCTCCCGCGCGGTATGCTCCTCCTTCAGGGAGACGCCGACACGGAAGAAGTCGAAATGATGGAGGATTACCTCATCAACATCATGTCCGGCGGCCCGGGCTCGAAATGGCGCGTCCCGATACTCCCGGCTGGCGCAAGCGGTACCGGCGATGCCGGACGAAAGGTCGAATGGGTTTCCCTTCAGGGCTCGAACAAGGATATGGAGTTTAGCCAGTGGACGGAAACCATCTGGTCGAGCGTGTCGGCCCTCTTTGGCGTTGACCTTGAAGAGCTGGGAATAAAGACGAGCAAGAGCGGTTCAGTTCTCGGTGACAACGTAGGACCGAAGATCGACGCTTCGAAGGCGCGCGGACTCGCTACCTCCCTTTCGTTCCTCGAAAGCCACTACCAGAAGATTCTTGATAAGCTCGATCCTCGCTTCGACTTCGAATTCATGGGATATGAGCGCGATGATCCGGGCGTAAAGAATAACACCCGCGAGGCGGAACTCCGCACATTCAAGACCATCGACGAGATTCGCGTAGAATCCGGATTGAAGCCGTTCAAGCAGCCGTGGTCCATGATCCCGCTCAACCCCTATGCGGTTCAGCTCTTCCAGAGCTCGCAGCAGGGCGGTGGTGATGCTGCCGCTGGTGGGCAAGCTGGGGGAGCTCCGGCGGCGCCCGGGGCGGCAGGCGATGACCAGGGTGGTGATACCGGCGACGGTGCAGCGGCCGGAAAGGATCCGTTCTCACGGTACCGGAGCATGATTACCGGAGGGGATGACAACGGGGGCGGCGCGGGCGAAAAAGAGCCCAATGCCGGAACTGGGCAGAAATCCGGGCGCTCGATATTCGACGCCTTTGGAAGCGAAAACGACGGAGAGGCCAATAACGACGGCGATTCTAGCGACAACAAGAAAGCAGGGCGAGGCATCAAAGACGGGATGCACAAGTCCATAACGCCGGGATCGGTTAATGAAACGATCGAAATCATCGTCTAAAAGTGTCACGGGAGGGAATATGCTGGTAGTTCAGATCAAGAGCGACGTGTTGGAAAAGTCTCAAAAGGGCGGCCGATTGGTTCCGGTAAAGAGAACCGTTACCCGTGGCGGAAAGGCGTTCCAGATGACCTTCTGGGTCGATCCTGAAGAGAAAAAGACTGAAGGGACTCCGCAAGGGTCTCTTTTCGATATGGAAGAGGTTGGAGCAAAACAAGTCGCCTCTCGGCCGGTAAAGAACGGCGACAAGATAACGCTCGACGGCAAAGACCTCTCGGTCAAGCTGCGTGACGGTTTTGTATATCTCGAGGATGAAAACGGTACGGTTGAATGGGGGACGCAGGCGGGAAAGGAATTGCCCACGGCCGCGCAGATAGCGGCGAGCGTTCAGGGCGGTCGGGACAAGAACATTTTCGAGAATAGTGATGAACCGGCGGCCAGCACGGGCGGCGACGGTAAATCACCCGGAGACCCGCGCGGTCGTATCAAAGGGCCGGAAATCCTCAAGGACGCATATTCAGCCCTGAACGAAGTCCGGAACTTCACCTATCACGGGGACCTGTTCAAAACGACATACGACCTGGCAAGCGCGATTGAGAAAAGAGCAATAGACACCACGAGCGCCTTGTATGAAGTACGTGAAGCGTTCTCCATGATGAAAAACCACAAGCTGCACGGCGGTAAGTACCCTGACACGTACGCCGTTGCCAATGCGATAGATGAAGTATTTCACGCGAAGGGCACGCGTGGCTCACGCGATGAGCACGCGTTAAACGGAGGGCATGAGCCCCTTTGGCGCGCGAATGGCGTTTCGCTCGAAGTGAAGAAGCCGGGATGCGATAAGTGGGAGTTCATGGTCAATACCGACGATCCTGAAAAGACCAAAGCCCTCGTTGCAAAGATGGAGGCATTTTCAGACAAAAAGCCGCTGAAAAAATCAATCGGCCTTTTTATTCGGAATCTGAAGCTGGGGCGGTAACGTGGTAATGAAGGATATAAAGATAACGGTGACAGCAATCACGGAAGCGAACAGGAAAGAGAAGTTTCTTGCTGCTTCCGATGCACTCGCGAAAGCGCTCGATCTGCCTGTTACCCTGCGCCGCAAAGACCCCGACAAGGAGAACGGCGAGAAGTTTCCTTTCCAGGCATACGAAGACCTCGTGAATCAGTGGATCTATTTCTATGCGGGGCTGCTCGACCTCATCTACAATACGTGCTGCAATACGTTCGACCTCCCAAGGGTGACGACATTCAGCAAGGCGCGCGGCTCCGATCCGCTCATCTATAAAGGGAAAATTCTCTATGCGCCTGAAACCGGTAAGCCAATCACGCGGAAACAGTGGAAGGACTTCATAAAGGCCGTTGAGGATTTCTTGAACCGGAAGGTCGCCAATGCCAGTGACCGGATCGTTCTCGATTCTTCGGCTCTCGGAAAGGTTCTCGACCGGATGCTCAAGTACAACACATGGGATGCCGTCCGGCAGGCCCGGTACGAAGAGCTTGAATACCAGAAATGGAAGGCCGGCGAGTTCTCGGGCGAGGAAAACTACCGGAAGCTCTTCAAGGTTGCCGACGAAGAAATGGACCGAATGGCCGTAGCCCAGGAATTGTGCGCGGAACACATCACGAAGGTGACCGATGAAACCAGGGGGGCCATCAAGAAGGTTTTCCTGAACGGAATCAAAGAACGGAAAACGAAAGGCGAGATAGCGCAGGATCTGTTCGACAAATTCGGTGACCTGAATCGTGACTGGAAGCGGATAGTAGAAACCGAGACCAATGACGCAATGAATAACGCCATGATGGTGTCGGAGCGCTCGATCACCCCGGACGGGGCCCCGCTTTACTTTCAGAGAATGGAAATAATCGACGGCGTGACCTGCGCGCACTGCAAAAAGATCAACGGGCTTGTGGCTCGCTGGTCTGACGTGCCGCTCGACGACGAGAAGATAGACGACCCTTACGCGAAAATAGCGATATGGGAAGGAAAGAGCCGCGTAGGCATGAAAGCGTCAGAGGAATGGGTAGCGGCGGGAAGCCAGCACCCGTATTGCCGCGGTATATGGACGAAATGGCTGCCGCCCGGGAAAAAAGACGACGCCGTGAACGCCGCGCTTGCCAAGATGAAGGATCGCGAGGAAGCGTGGGCGAAGGCCTGCAAGCAGGCGGAAGCGGAATTCCGGTCCAAGGGCACGCGCAAGTTGAACGACTCAACGCCCGGCTATCTTGACCGCATCAATGAGATTTACAACGTGGAGGTATCTAAATGAACGCGTTTACCAGATTCTTTCTTCCTGTACGGCAGGTCCTTGAGAAGTCCCGCAGCCCGAAGCTTGTCATGAAAATGATTACCGTTACGAACAAGGACGGGACTACCTTTCAGAAAAAGGCGTGGGTTCTTCCCAATGAGGCGAAAGCAGGGGCGGTAACATCGGCTCAATTCGATCTTTTCGGGGACGATTCCGCGCCGGCCGTGGCCGCTGAACCGGTCAAAAAGGCCCCGAAAATGGGCCTGAAAACCAATAACGTAAACCAAGTTAATGAAACACCCGGGCAGGTGCCCGTCAACGCCCATACAGGGCAAGTGTCTGCACCAAAACTCGGGATAGTTTCTGTGCCCAATACAGGCAAAAAGCAGAATCTGACCGAATACGTGGTAGGCGGGATATACGCGGGCGACGAGGGTATCGCGGGGCCGTGGCGCGGAATCTACGCGGGAAAGGGAGTGTTTGAGCTCACGAAAGTGACCGAGGCGACGCCATACAATGTTGGAGACCTCTTCAAGCCGACCATGCCAGACACGATCGAATTCGCTGGAAGGAAAGCCGGGTACAAGCCGCCCAAGGCCGCCATGATAAACGCAAACAGCACCATGACCGAAATCATGGACGCCCGGGACGAGGCGCATGAAAACGGAAAGGCCGGAACAGAGTCGATGATGGAGAAGCTCATCCATGAACGACTCGGGGAAGACCGAAAGCCTGACCCGATCGACCGCGAGGTGGCAAAAGAGCTGCAACCGGCCGCATACAACACGCCGAAGAAACAGGACCGGATATACGACACTGATGGCGAAAATCGGCACCCGAGAACAATCGTAGCCGATGCGAACGGCGACCACTGGATGGAATTGAACAGCCAGGACGGCGTTATTGAGGCCGTCCCGATAACCGACGGTGTTCCTGATATGGCGAATGCCTGGCATTTCAAGCTCAAGGATGAATTGGTTTTCGAGACCGGGCTCACCTGGAACGGGAAGGAAGAGGTATCGAGCTCTATCGAATCGGTCGATGGTATTCATGATCTCGGCCGGTCGATTGTCGATACGCCTTTCCGTGATTACGGGTCATGGGCGGCGAGCGGGAAAGGACTTAATCCAAAGGCCCGCGCGGAGCTCAACAAGGAAGTTGCCGGCCTACTCCTGAAGCCGCGCAATGAGCTGACCGATGAAGACCGGGAGAAAATCCGGAAATACTCGGGATTCGGCGGTATTCAGGCCGACGATGAACGCGGCGTGCTCTATGACTTCTATACCTCTCCGCCTGTAGCAAAGATGACCTGGCAGATGCTCGCCAAGGTTGCCCCTATCAAGCTCGGAGGGGCTGCCCTTGAGCCGTCGTGCGGTACCGGCGTATTCTTTGACGTTGCGCCTTCCGATATGTCGTTGCAGGGCGTTGAACTCGATACGCGCACGGCCGCCGCCGCTTCTATTCTCCAGGGAGAGGCGGACATCGCCACCGGAAGCTTCGAGCAATTCAATCTTACGAACGACCGCAAATTCGATCATGTAGTCGGAAACGCCCCGTTTGGCGATCGCACCATAGCCACGTCGTTCATGGATATGCCCGAGGAAAAGAGCCTTGACCGGTATTTCCTCTCACGGTCCATGGACAAGCTCAATGCGGGCGGAACCATGGGCATGATCGTGCATCCTGGGGTCATGGACGCGAAGGGAAACCGCGACTGGCGCGCCGATATGCTCAAGAAAGGGCAGTTCATGGGCGCCGTCCGCCTGCCGGACAAATCGTTCAAGCATACCCAGACACAGGTGCAGCCTGATATTCTATTCTTCCGGAAATACCCCGACGAAGTGGCGAACAGGCTTGCACAGCTCGATGAAGACGGGCTGAAGGCAGCGGGATTCTGGAATGAAGGCTGGGTCGAAGGATCCTATTACGACGCGAAGCCCGCGCATATCCTCGGCGAGAAGCAGGAAGGGGCCGGCAACTGGGGCCGCGACGTTATTTCAGGGGATCTTACCCTTTCGGGAATGGACGACGCGGTTTCGACCTTCACCCCGGAACCCGATGCCGGCATCCAGCAGCTCGAGACGTTGCGATCGATGACGACCGACGCCGCGCCGAAGAAGGAATCGAAGGATACCGCGCTTCTTACCCCTGAAGAGGCTGAGGCGGTTGCCGCAAAGTCTCTGACGCCCGGAATGACCAAGAGCATCTACGGGAAACTGTATCGGCTCAACACGAACCATCGATGGGAGCGCGTCATAGGGTCGAACGAAGAGGCCGCCGAAAAGGTTGAGAAGGTAAAAGCGATAGCCGCAAAGGTGAAGCAGATACGCGACGCCATGCAAAACGGTGAACCGGTTGACGATCTGCAGGCGAATACCCGCGAGCTCATCCAGCTCTATACGGAATCCTACGGAAGCGCGCCTGACGACGACAAGGATATAAAGCGCGTCCTGAACGCCAATCGCTCGTTGGCGGGCGTCTATGAAGGCCTCGTGAAGATCGACGATAACGTTCTCACCATGCAGAACATCTACCACAAGGAAATCGACATTGTGGACGGTCACAACCCGGCGATAACCGCCCTGATGACCCTCGGCCGCAACCATATCGACGCGACGCCTGAATCATTAACGCAGTATTTTCCAAACGGGATCGATGATCTCCTCGCGGAGATGAAAGCGAACCTGGACGTATTCCTTACCACGGAAGGAGTTTACCAGCTTCGAGAGGACTTTATAGCGGGCAACGCATGGGAGAAAATCGACGCGCTCCAGGAGGCGATTAGTGCCCGGAGTGGGCATCAATGGGACGATGAGGTCGCGAAATGGAAGCACGGTATCGCGGAGCTTGAAAAAGCCGCCGGCTGGGTGCCGATTGAGGATGCCGATTATATGCCACAATCCTCATGGATTCCCGAAGAAATCATCGATAAGTGGGTAAAGGACGATGATGGGCTCGGCCGCGGGTATGTATTCGGGCCGGGAACTGGTGGGAACGGATTCTATCGTTATAAGACCCCGGAAAAGTTCTTCTGTCGCAATGAAGAAGGGAAATGGGGCATCCGGGACGGAGAGAACGGGGACTGGCACGAAGAGGCCGACGAGACCGTCTACTACCTGAATTCGCAGAAACAGCGCTCGCAGCGCATTGATACCGCAGCGTACAACCAGCGCGCCGATGACAGCTTCAAAAATTGGGTGGCGACCACGCCGGACGTTCGCGCGCAGCTTGAAACCCTGTACAACAAAATGTTCAACGGCGAGATCGGCGCGCCGACGAAAACCTATTCCATCAAGATAGACGGATGGAACCCGGATATTGTCATTCAGCCGTGGCAATGGCAGACGATTCATCACCTTTATCGTAACGGAAAGGGTATCTCTGCCCTTGGTACCGGATTCGGAAAGACGTATGCCGGTATCGCGCTCATGGCCCTCCTTCGACAGGAAGGGCTTATCAAGCGGCCGATGCTACAAGTGCCGAACAATAAGGTCAAGGATTGGGTAAAGTACATCGGGAAGGCCATGCCCGGGCTGAAAGTCGGCGCCATGGACCCGGAAACCGAAGGATACGGCAATCAGGTGAAGCGGTACAAAATGTACCAGGATCTAGCCAATGGCGACTATGACGTTATCATTCTACCTGAAACATCGGCATCGGAAATCCAGCTGCGCCCCGAGAACGATGAGGCGATAACCAGCTCGATCGTCGCGGAACAGACCATGGAAAAGACCGCCGGGAAGTCCGCGCGCAAGAACGAAACGGCAAAGGAAAGCGCGAAAAAGAAACTCGAGAACGGGAAGACGAACCAGACCATCAACTTCGAGGATCTGGGCGTCGACGCGATTTTCGTGGATGAGGCACACCGGAACAAGAACCTGTTCACCTCGTCACTCTCCCGGGAAACCGGCCTGAACGACGGGCGCCGGTCAGAGCGCGCAATGTCGCTGTTCAAGAAAAACGAGTATATCAGGCGGAACCACGACGGGAAGAACGTGTTTTTCCTTACGGCGACGCCGCTCACGAATTCGCCGCTTGAATATTACAATATGCTCATGCACGTAGCCCCCGAGGAGCTCACGAAGCTGGGCATCAAGAATATCGACGGGTTTATCAAGAACTTCGCGGATATACGCGTTGAGCAGAAGTGCGACTGGTCTACGGGATCGGTAAAGGAAGGTAACGTCCTCAAGGGCTTCAAGAACCTCCGAACCCTTCAGGATATGTTTTTTAAGTATACCGACCTTCAGAACGACCCGACAAAGATCGGCCTGAAGAAACCGAAAGCCGACAATCACCCGAACGTGATACCCATGCAGGCGGATCAGACGGCCGAGCTGAAGAGCCTGTCCGAGGAACTGGAAAAGTTCAAGAACATGAGCAAGGAAGACAGGGCGGAAAGTCACCAAAACTACCTGACCTTCTATTCCCGGATGCGAACGGCCTCCCTTGATCTCGAACTGTACGATCCCGTCCGGTTCAAAGGCTGGCGTAACGAAAAGCTGGAAACCCTCGTCAGGAACGCGGCCGACAGCTACAACGCCACCGGCGGCGGACAGGTGATTTTCTGCGATCGCGTTGTATCCGGCGACGGGACCTTCAATCTCCACGACAAGATCAAGAAGTCGCTGATTGCCCAAGGCTTCAAGGAATCCGACATTATCGTGGTGAACGGTGTCACCAAGGCCGGCGGAAAGAAGTCGGACGAGGCGGTTGGCCGGGAGGTCTCCGCGGCCATAGATGGCTACAACAAGGGGAAATACAAGGTTATTGTCGGAACGACGCAGACCATGGGCGAAGGCGTCAACCTGCAGAAGAACAGCGCCGCGCTGCACCATTTCGACATCCCCTACCGGCCGTCGGACTTCATCCAGAGAAACGGCCGTATCGACCGACAAGGAAATGCCCAGGGACAGGTAGCCTTGCACACGTATATGTCGGCCGGGACGATCGACAATTACAGCGTCGGGCTTGTCCAGGGCAAGGCAAATTGGATCGACCAGCTGCTGAAAACCAAGTCGAACGTGTTCGTAAACCCGAACGATGATTCCTATGTCGATCCGGACGAGCTCATGCTCGCGCTTACCGAGGAATGGGGCGACAAGGATAAGGCAAACGAGCGTCGCGCGGAGATGAACCGGAAGAAGGAAGGGGCAATCAAGGAGACGAATCAGAACAAGGTCCACGACCTTCTTGCTTCGTTGAGCATGATGCGCGGTGCCGTGAAGAGTTATTCTGGTGACAAGGGTACGATCCAGTACCAGAATCGTGTCCGGAAGATCCAGAACATCGAAGAATCCCTTCGGGCGAATCCGGAATTCAAGAACCTCGACATTATCTCCGCGAAAAATCCCGACTTCATATACGATAAGGTGAACCGGAAGGTATACCAGCCCGGCGACGTGTTCTGTAATCGGTTTGGCGTGTATAAGATCAGGGCGATAAACCACAAGAATAATGAAATCGCGTTCGAGATTATCCACTCCTTCGAGAATCATTATTCACACAAGGAGAAGATGCTCGAGTGGACCGTAGGGAAAGACTTTCCTACCGGAACGCAGGGCATGACGTACCTGAAGAAGCCCACTGCATCAGATATCGAGAAGCAGGCAGCGATCTACAAGCCCGATTCCTTCGTCGCGCAAGACGGTGACTTTAAGCGGGATAATTATCGCAAGTACATCGAGGCGGCCGCCACCGGAACGTATTTCGTAAAGGAACCTGATGGATCGGTAAAGATCGAGGCAAAGAACTCATACGGTAACGGAATATCCAAGGAGACGGTGGTCCTGAATCCATACGATCCCGCGCAGCGCAAGGAAATCGACGAGGCCATGGCGAAAAAGGACAAGATGCCGTACCTGTACGGGCACAAGGACGAGGATCCCGTGAATATCGATTCTGGCGCCACTCGGCATATACAGGACTTCAGCCGGAAGGAATACCGTGCCTGGAAGGGGTCTGGCGTTGTTGATGCTCACGCCTCGAATAGCTGGAAGGTGATATCGACCATCCTTGGGGAAGTAAACAAGGCTACGGGAGAATCGCTATCTGAATATGATCTGAAACACAAGATCGAGGATAATCCAGATTATGAGGTTGAACATGAACCTGTAGGCCCCCACGGAAGCCACGAGTTGGTTTATCGCAAGAAAAAGATGGAAAAATCCATATACGATGGCTTCCGCGTGCCGAAGATAGGTATAATGGTCAATAGGAGCGTGAAATATGGGATACTACGATAACGAATTTGTCGACGGCCTTGTGGAAAATCTCGAAACCGAAGGCGGCGAGGCCTATTTGAGTAAATACGCCGAAGCTGTCGCTCCGCTGCTCCGCGACAACCCTATCCTGTATAAAACCTTCGGTGTTTACTGGTGGGCTGTGAAAGAAGCCCTTCAGAAATACGCGGCAAAGCCCGGCGACTGGTTCGCGGGTTCATACTTCGACGAGTGGATGAGGGAAAATGCCTGGCATGGTGATCTTTTCCGCTCCGTTCTTGCCGGGGCGTATTACCATTCGGGGCAGATGACGCACACGAGCGACCACGAATGGACCGATAACGATGGAGTTGATCACGACTACACCCTGTTCGACGAGAACGCGGGTATGTAAAAAAGGGAGGGCGTATGGAATTACGAATGTGGAAGAGCGTCGATTCCGATGATAACGGATTGAAACGCGGAAAAACCCGGTTGGACAAGCTCATTGAGCGGCGATATCCGGAAGAGCTTTCCGTCGGGATCAAGGTGGAAATGGAGCATACCAAAGACGTGGACGTTGCGGCGCATATCGCCCGAGACCACCTTCAGGAAGACCCAAAATACTACGAAAAACTGAATCACGCCGGGCTTATTGATGAACCGGCCGCGCGCGCCGAGGTGAAAAAGCTCGGCCTGCGTAAATCGGTCCCGGCCGACATCGACCAGAAATTCTACGATGCGTTCAAAAAAGTATTTGGCGACAATGAAGGCCGGCTGTACTCCGGAAGAAACGGCTATAAGCTGAAGGCCCTTGATGGATTCCCGAAAGGGGTCGATCTTGAGAATTGCGATATCATCAGGCTCGGAAAGGACGTAGTTTATTTCGCGGTAGGAGGCGACTGGCAACAGTCGCTCAATGTCGGAGTGGGTATGCGTGACGGTAAGCTGCGCATTGTGTCTGTATTCGAGAACGTAGACCTTCAGAAAAAAACCGACATGAAACAGGTTAAGCTTGCCCTCGGGATATCGAAATCGGTCCAGGGGAAAGCACTCGGTATTGGGATTACGGATTCCATGCAAAAGTCTCTCAACACCGGCCGTCTTGTCCGTAAACAGGTAGATGTTAACCGCGGCGGGCGCACTTTCAAGCAGAATAAATGGGTTCGGCCAGACGAGGCCGGCGGATCAATGCCGGGAGCAGGCACAAAAGACCCGGAAGACACGCGGGGCGCGGCGGCCGGTTACGGTATGCACAATATACAGAACGGCGACCAGGTAGCCTTCTCCTTCCGAGGCAAATCGATGATGGGAACTGTCATTGACGACGGATGTGACGACGGGGTAGTCGTAAAGGACGCCGCCGGCGATAAATTCCCGGTCCCTTGGAAGGATATTACCGGATTCAGGGGCGCCGACGGCGCGAAACGGCTTGAAGCGGGGGCGTCCGGCGGCGGAAAGCGCCCGGGCGGTGCCGATACCGACGAGCAGCAGGGAGACGGGAAAGACTTTATCGAACCCGAGAAGTTCAACGCGGACGAATGGAAAAAGGAGTGGGACGAACCGGATGCCACGCCGGAAAGTATTATCGGTAGTTTCGGTGACGATGCTGGCGAGATAAAGAAGGCGATTGAAGTAACGCAGGTACGATTGAAACGACTCGAGCAAACCATTGCCACGCACCGCATTACAGGGGAGGGGTCAGACGCTATATACGACGACGAAAGAAAGAAAATCCATCAGAAAATATTCAGCGAAATACTTTCCCCAGAGCGTATCGCTTCCGCTAAACCGGAAGAGGGTAAACGCCCAACCTTCACCATGCTTGGCGGTCGCGGCGGGTCTGGAAAATCATGGTTCAAGGGAAAGGTATACGATCCAGAGAAAGCGATCGTACTCGATGCTGATGAGATAAAGGCAATGCTTCCAGAATATGAGGGATTCAATGCTTCCCAGGTGCACGAGGAGTCGAGCGACATCCTGGAGAAAATCCTTTCATTTGCGCTCAACAAGGGGCTTAATGTTGTTCTGGATGCAACCATGAAGACTGAAGCGTCTGCGTTGAAGAAAGTGGAACGGTTCAAAAAGTCAGGGTATAGGATCGAAGCCCACTATATGCACCTACCGCGCCAGGAAGCGGCGAAGCGCGCAATATCTCGTTTCATGGGAAAAACGAAGCGGTACGTTCCGGTAAAGGTCGTTCTGGAAAATATTGGAAACGAGGCGACGTTCGAGGCTGTAAAAAAGCACGCGGACGCATGGAGTTTCAGGGATAATAATGTTGCCAAAGGTGAAGAGCCGAAACTTATTTCCGAATACAACACTTGATAAAGCGAACGTATGGATATATATTCTAATAGGAGCGTGATATGGATATTCTGAAGGTAGACCCCGATTATGACTGCGCTGATACCGACAACCGGTTTGAGAATCTTCCTAAAGATGAACAGGCCTTTTTTAATGATCTGTACGATAAGGCGCAGGAGAAAAAGACCTCTGAAGGATCAAAGACCAAGAAACCTGATCAGCAGGAAGAAACCAAGTAACCACAAGGGCCCGTCGGGGCCCTTTTTTATTGCCCGGTAGCGCATCAGCGCGCCGAGGTGTATAATACCAACAATTCAAAAGCCAAAAATCCAATCAGATAAAGGCGGTGCCATGTACTTTATCCTGCCGGTGCTTGAGAAAGCACAGCGAAAAAACCCACGGCTTGTGCCAAAACTCATTACAGTAACGCGAGACGGAAAGGCATATCAGACCACTGTATGGGTACTTCCCGTACAGGCTAAAACCGAAGATCCGGTCAGCGATGTCCAATTCGATCTTTTCGCCGAGGCGGAACACGATTGGCGCGAGAAGGTTCTCGAGAACGTAGGGAACGGGACGCGTGTTCAATACAAGGACAAGCACGGCGTCGAGCTATCGGGCGAGGTGAGATACTTCATGCGCGGGGAATACAAGATTCTTTCCGGGCAGATGATGAATACCGTGGCACCCGAACAGATCACCATGATTCTTCCGGAGACCAAGCCCGAAAAAATAGCCGACATAATAAACGGAGTTACCGCAGAAACCAGACCGGCGGCACAGGCGGCTATTTTCGGCGCTGATATGGTCGAGGCGCCACCGGAGAAATACGAATTCAAACCCGCCTATCTCAAAGAGAGCGGCCATGCCTACATGGACTATCGCGACGTTGTTCCGCTGAAGATCGGACTCATTCCCGCAAAAGGAATAATGGAGAGAGAAAGGCCTGAATGGATGCCGCGCCTGTCAGACGAATCGTTCTCCTCCGCGGGAAACCGGATAGAGGCTCTGAAGGTAAAAGAGAACGACTACATCGTGCTTGCCAGAGTCGGTGATTCGTATCGGGTAAATGCCGACTTGCTTGCAGTCATGCAGGATTATTATATGAAGCGTGCGAAGGCGAGAGCACAGAAAGCCTATGACGATCTGGTTGAAAGAAACCCCGGGCGCCGCGTCCGGAAGCCGTCAATCCGCATGTTGTCGGAAAATAAAGCCACGCACGCCGTCCTGAACGCCTCAAGTGAGCGATTTTCGAAAGGGGCGAGCTGGATCCCTGTAAGGGATGCGATTGCTGATATGAAACAAAAGCTGGCAGACCTGAACATCCAGATGGAAGAGGATATATCAACGCATGGGAAGGGCCGGTCTACCGCCTACGGCGACAAGGGAACCCGAAAAGACCTATTCGATGAATACGGCGTGTTGGTTAAACGGCAGAATGGCGATCCAATATCTGTACCGGAAGTGAACCAGATCAAGGAAGCGCTCGACACGCTCTATGATATTTATGGGAACCGGTCGAGCATGGCCCGGAAATTCGGCCTGAAAATAAGCCATTCCGGGAAGGTCCTGCAGCACGCGCGGAACGCAAGCGGTATTTATTTTCCGTACTATCACGCGATAGGCGTTACGGCGAAATACGGCGACAAGGGTTTTGGCTTCACGCTTGCCCATGAATGGGCTCATTTCATGGATAACTACCTCGGCTCGATCGGCGATCGGCATACCTATGCCTCCGATGATTGGGCGTCCTTGCCTGGAAGCATTGCCCGGTCATTCCGTGAAAACATGGATCGGCCACAGAAGAGCGACTACCAGAACAGGACGTGCGAGTGCTTTGCGCGGGCTCTTGAGCAGTATTTCGCGACGAAGACCGATACGGTAGAAGAGTACCAGAAGGAATGGAACAGCGCCGGCAATCATCCTCGTCAAGCAGTGTTTGCCGAAAAGGTTCAGCCGCTCATTGACCGATTTTTCCAGGAAAACGACGAAATGCTGAAGGCGGTGCAATGGTGAACATGATAATCCAGCTCGAAAAGGCGCAGCGGTCGGCCGGACTCGTCCGGGAAACGCGTCATGTAACCCGCAACGGCCAATCGTTCAATATGGCGGTATGGGTACGGCCCGGGGCGAACCGCGCGCAAGCGGCGGGGCCGGCCGGCGACGACAGCCGACAAGGAAAACTCGGCATAGCGCTGCCCCAGGGGGTCCTCCTTGCGCCCAATGGCAAGCCGTCGAATCTTTCCCCGGCTCAATGGCATCAATGCCGCACCCGGGCATTTAAGGAGTGGTTTGGCGACTGGGAAAACGATCCGGAAAACGCATCAAAAGTAGTCGATGAAAACGGGGAACCTATGATGGTGTTTCACGGGACGCCGGTAGAATTTGACAAGTTCAGTAATCAGGGAAAGAATGGATATTCTGGTTTTTACTTTACAACAAATAGAAAAGAAGCACTGAAATATGCAAAAGCTCCGAAACATGTAGCTTATGGTCGAACAGGGACACCTCATGTGGTTAGCGTATTCATAAATATCAGAAAACCCAAGAAGGTAACGATAGAAGATTCATTTTTCTTATCAGAAACAAAAATGATAATGAATAAAGATCAAGGATTTGATGGATTAGTAAGCTATGAAGGCACAAATATAAAAGAATACATCGCTTTTGAACCACAGCAGATCAAATCGGCAACAGGAAACAACGGGGCGTTCGACCCGAAAACTCCGGTTATATCGAAGTCGCTTACTTTTTCCGGCTGGAAGCTGCAGGGGCGGATGAAATTCCAGGGTATGCAAGTCTCGATAGAAAACAAGAAGGGCAGCACCAGGCGGGGAGTCGACAAGGACGGCCATAAATGGGCGACCAATATGCACGCCGATTATGGGTATGTTAGAAACTCTGTCGGCGTAGATGGTGATCATGTTGATGTGTATATTGGACCGGACAAGAGCTCAACACGGGTGTTTATCATCAATCAAAATGACCCTGCCACGGGGACATTCGATGAACAGAAGGTAATGTTAGGATTTAACTCACCCGAAGAGGCAAAGGAGCTTTATTTGAAACAGTACGATAAGAAAGGATTCTTCGGGTCAATGAACGAAACGGATATAGACAAGTTCAAACAGACCGCCTTCCAGAAGAAAAATTACGGGAAAAGGCTTGTTGTGGGGATCAAGACGAATGTTTAGGAGTAATGTCTCCCGTTTTTTCCAGAGCTTTTTTAATACTTGGTGCTGCTACGCCAAGAAGCTTCGCTATATGGGATACCGGCAAATCTTGGTGAAAAGCGTTTATCGCAAAGGCTCTATCAAATCTAAGTTTTCGGGGAGTATTGGTAGAATAACCGCGTCGTTTCAGCGCCTTGTTTATAGCCGATTCGGTAACGCAAAAATGTTTGGCAACAGCCCTGATCGTTGCGCCTTCTCCGCGCATTTTTATAGCCTCGTCAAGATTCCAGTGAAACGGACCAGAATGTTCTATTCGGTGTATTCCCTGCGAAGCAAAAAGCTCAAGGTTATCCGGACTGTTGTTAAGCCCGTTTCCATCCTTATGATGTACGATTTCAGAAGGAGCAAGTTTTCTACCCAGAATTCCTTCCATAACTACACGATGCTCAAGACATTGTTTGCCATTAACACGGATAATTCGATATTGAGTTTTTCCACCAAGAAATCTTACGTGTCCGCCTGTGCTTTTTCTTCCCATAACCCAAAAATAACTCATCGTCAAATAATAGTCAATAAATAATGCCGCAAGGAGGCTTTGCCATGTTTTCAAGAATCGAAGGCTATATTTACACCGACAGAGACCTGGAATTGCTCAAGAGCACCGGCGTGCTGAACGTCGAGCCGGGAGAGTATACCGAGCTTTCGATCCGTGAAACGCTTGCAATGCAAAAGTCGTTGCGCCTGGCGAACGAGTATATTCGCTTGCAGAAATCGGAATCTCCGAACATGCCCGCCACGCCGAAGGCAAAGAAGGCCGCAGCGCTGCCGTCTGGCTCTCGTTGGATAACCGTTCACCCGAATGGTCCTAGCGCAGAAGGAACCCCCCTTCTCATCCAGGAGGGAGGGGATAAAGGAACGGCACACGTCATCGCCGGCGCGGGAGGTAAGCTGAACGGGCTAAAACTCAACAAGATCAAAAGCAAAGACGAATACCAGAAGGTTCAGGACCAGCGTCGGGAGGAGAAAAAGGTCAAGCAGGCTGAAGAAAAACTCCGCAAGCAGCAGGAAATG